AGAATGTTATGATGAAATGATGGAATTGAGAGATCATGTCATTGGAATTGTTAAACTGATGGATAATCCCCATTCTCCACCCATAGAATTTGGTAAGAAGAATAATCATGTAGAACCTACGATTACTACACCAGCAGGTGAGATCAGTGAAACTCTAATGAGTGGAGCATTAGGTGACTATTATTCAGATAAGAGGGAGTATTAATGGATAAGATTGATACACAAGGAATGACTGGACCCACTAAAGCTTCTGGGTTGATGTTTACAAAACCTGGTAAGAGACCTGAAGAAGCAGGAGAAATGCCAGTGGTAAGACATAGAATGCTTCCTAAGAATGATAGTTTGTATAGGGAATTAAAAGAACTTATCAATGAGGTTCTTGACGAAAGAGAAGCAAGGAGTTATAGTAATAGCACAGTCGATTCTGTGTATTATGACAATCT